AATTATCCTACGGGATAGCATTAGGTAAGTTCACCCAGTTACTCAGCGGTACCCCGATTGTAAATAAACCGGTTGATCTAATGTTTCAACTTATGATCATTGATAAACTGAAAGAGTTTGGTGGATCCGTTGCATTTCGTGAAATGTGTGCCGATGAAGAGCGTTGGCCGGAAATTAATTCAATACTCCGGAATAAATGCTATTTCAGAAGAGAAAAGAAAGATGTACTCAAAGAGTTACCTGATAAATTTCGACAAAAGGTATTTTGCAATATTTCAAATCAACCTGAATACGATGCTGCAATGGCAGATCTTGAAAGTTATTTGAGAGAATATCGAAAAGCAACTGAACCTCAGATTGCAAAAAGTATGAAGGGTAAAATAATGGTTCAGATAGGAGTACTTAAAAACATTTCGGCACGTGGAAAACTTGCTGATGTGAAGGAATATATTGATGATGTACTTGAATCCGGTGAAAAGATTGTCGTGTTCATCTATCTTAATGAGGTGGCCGATGTACTAAGAAGCTACTATCCAACTGCATTATTTTATACCGGTTCGGAAAGTTCAGAAAAAAGGAATACTAATATACATAAATTCCAACGCTGTACTGTCTGTGATACTCGATATGAAAGGCATTCTAATTCTGATCATGAATTTGTTCCCACCGATCATAATTTGATATTCGTAAACTACAAAGCCGGTGGTGTTGGTATTACCCTTACAGCAGCTTCACGCGTGGCATTTATTGAGCTTCCATGGCATTCAGCCGATACCGATCAATGTGAAGACCGTTGTCACCGTATTAGTCAGAAAAACGCTGTACAGATATCTTATTTCTTAGGTAAAAATACGATTGATGAAGATATTTACCAGGTTATAAATGATAAGCGCGAAATGAGTTCAGCATGTACGGGGGCTGTTGATAATACTGAAGAATCTACTATTGACTCAATTATAAATTTATTTTCATTAAAATAAAATCCTATGAGCGATCTATTCCCATTCGAAATTCAGGAAATTTCAACAAAGAAAAAGAAGTTCTATAAAGCCGGAGACGGAAAGTTCACCGATCCAGTAACTGCAAGAGTTGATCAGGCTGAAAAAGAGTGTAAAATTCACAAGACGAATGAAGCCTATTACAAACGTCAATGCGAGCGTTTACAGCGTGAAATAGTAGAAGTAACGAATAAGAACAAGGATCTTGAAAAACAGCTCACATGGTCAAAAATTCAGATAATACGATACTAATTACAACCGGCGAACTTGATCAGATAATGCTTCATCTCGACTCAGCTTTTTGCGACACTGGAGATCAGAGTATTTTTAAAGTAATCGATATTTTAATGTCAGACACAAATAAACAAATTATAAATGACACTTAACGAAGAAGCAACGCAAATACAAGATTATCTTGAAATCCATTGTTCGGATAATCCGGCAGAAATTCAACAACGAATTCGGGAACTGGCTGTATATACGGCACGCACAGGAAAAATGTTGGCAGATGCAAAAATGGTTTTGAACACAAAGAAAACTTCAGAGATTCAAAAGACTATTATTAGCATCGCAAAAGAGGCTCATTTAGCGGCTGCTGTTCAAAGCGCGCTATTAAAAAGTATCTGTATTGAAGAAAGTTATTTAGTTGATTGGTTGGACCGGTTAAACGCAAGCTGTACACATCAATCAGCATCTATGATAACTTTACTTAGTTATGCAAAAGAAGAAATGAAGTTATCGGGGGCTCAATTTTAAAAATAAAATTATGTGTGAAATAATTCAATTAAGCGAAACATCTACAGCTTTCATGTGTGGTGGACAACCTACCGATCATACTTGCAATGAGGATGGATTAGTACTAATTCTTTCAGATGAAGAAGAAGTTCCTGATACCCCCGATAATCAAGTTAAGTATGAAAAAGAGATACGTGGTGGTAGTGTATGCTGTACTGTCTGTGGTCGATCTGCTTTTTCAAATGCAATGTGGTTAGATATTTAGTAAATCGGTGTGTTGGCGGAATTGGTAGACGCAACAGTAGGCTTGAAATATAGCTAACGTGTGACGAGGTTCGAGCCCTCGTAATAAACTGGAAAAGGAACACGTGCAGGTTCGAATCCTGTACACACCACAATTCAATTTTAAACAAAATAAATTTTATGGAAGTAACAAAAAATGAAATTAGTAAAGCGACTATCAAAAACGATCGTTGTAACGTGATCTTTAAAGAGAACACAGCAACTGATATTAATACCGTTAACAAGGATTGTAGCGGAATTATTCATGCTGATCTTCTCGCTTCGTTTAATCGCATGAAAGTGCATTTAGTAATGTTATGTGAGCAGCCTGAAATGAGTTTAATCTCTCACGCTACAATCAGTGATTTTGATATCAGTCAATTGGATAATTATGTGATCACAGGTTATGTGATTGGTGGAACTGACGAACATGAAGGTGTGACAATTATCGGTCAAAAATTGCTCAAGTCAGGAAAAGTGCTGAATCTTATCGCTCCTTTTACAAAGTACGAGGATGATTATGAATTCTCTGAAGAACTTGGACAGGATGTTCAAATGTGTTCGTACGAAGTAGATCAATATCTTTTTCATGATAAGTTCGGTATAAAACAACAGGAATTTGAATTTGATAAAGCCAACGAAGCGACTATTGAACTTTCTAATGCTGCTTCAGGGATTAATGGTAATCTTATCATTAAAGGTCATGGCAAGAGAAAGAAAAAACTTGAAGAACTTGAAACGGTACTTGAAGGATCAGGTTTAGTACTCGAACCTGTTATCTAATGACTATACAACTTGACATATCAACGGATTTATATATTGTTGAATTTGACTTTCATCCAAGATTGTCAAGTGAAATAAAGAAGATTGAGGGGGCAAAATACATTCCAAGTTTAAAGACCTGGAATGTACCCCGCTCCTCTTTAGCTCAACTTCAACATTACGCTGAATGTGCTAAAGGATTTGGACCGGTTGATTGGCAAAAGAAAAGTATTGAGTCTGAAATGCCAGATTTATTGGTTCCGCATCAATTAAAGCTAAAGCCGCGCGACTATCAACTCAAAGGAATAGCAAGAGGACTTGTTTTAAAGAGGTGCATTAATGCCGATGAGCCTGGCCTTGGAAAAAGTATGCAAAGCATTGCAACAATCAACATAGCGCAATCATTCCCTTGTCTTATTATTTGTCCAAGTTCTTTAAAGATCAATTGGGAGCGTGAATGGTCAAAGTTTACCGATAAAAAGGCAATGATATTAACCGATGAAATGCGTGATAATTGGCCTTATTACTTTAACCAGGGTATTTATCAGGTTTTCATAGTCAATTACGAATCTTTGAAGAAATACTTTGTATTGCATGAAAAACAATCAGAGCATTTTTCACTCAAAAATGTGATTTTTAAGGAGAATGTGAAGATTTTTAAGTCGGTCATTATTGATGAAATACACCGCTGTAAATCTTCTTCTACTCAACAAAGTAATTATTGCAAAGGAATAGCACAAGGGAAAGATTATGTAATCGGATTAACAGGAACCCCGATTGTAAATAAACCAAAGGACCTGGTACCACAACTTTCAATCATTGGCCGGCTTAATGATTTTGGTGGATCCATTAATTTTCAAAAACAATTCTGTGCCGGTCCTACCGAATCATCAAATTTGAAAGTATTGAGCGCAATGCTTTACGAAAATTGCATGTTCCGAAGGGAAAAAGCAAAAGTATTAAAAGAGTTGCCCGCAAAAGTTCGACAACTTGTAACAGTTGAGATTAGTAACCGTGAAGAATACCAGTTCGCTGAAAATAATTTGAAAGAATATCTTAAGAAGTATAAAGAAGCAACTGATAAAAATATAAAAAATGCACTCAAAAGTGCTGCAATGGTCCGGTTAACTCTACTTAGACAAATTACTGCAAGAGGGAAAGTAAAAGAGGTTATAGACTGCGTAAAGGACTTCCAGCTAAGTGGAAAAAAGATGATTATATTTTGCTCTCTTCATATCGTAGTTGATCAACTTAAACACGCTTTTCCATCGTCCGTATGTGTAACAGGAAGGGAAAATCAAGAACAAAAACAGAGAGCCGTTGATAGTTTTCAAAATAGTTCTAAAACAAATATTATCATTTGCTCGATTAAAGCTGCCGGAGTCGGTCTAACGCTTACCGCCAGTTCAGATGTTTCGTTTGTTGAGTTTCCCTGGACTGATGCAGATTGTTGCCAATGCGAGGACCGGGCACACCGTATGGGACAGAAGGACAGTGTTACAGCACGGTATTTCTCAGGTAGAAATACAATTGACGAACGTGTTTATCAAATAATTCAAACAAAAAAAGGAATCGCCAACGCCGTTATGGGTGGAAGTGATGAAGTAAGTGAAAGTACTCTCGATTTATTAGCAGATATGTTTAACTAAAATAATAAAATTATGTACGTAATTACAAAAGCTACTTTAAAAATGGTAAACGGGGACAAATTAGTCCTTAAAGAAAGAATTGAGACTCAGGATATCGAGATTTACAGAGCAGAACTACACGCAAAGCATGTTTGCACCAGTATTTTATTTGTATTTGAAGAAAAAGTACCGGAACCCATTGAAGCAACTACAGTTTAAATCACTAATCTTAATCTAAAATGGGAAAGCAAGAATTTATAATTGATCAACAGGGTCAAATTGGAGGCGAAAATGTCGTATGTAAGGAACATGTAGGAAATAATCACTTGCCAGTGTGCCGCAAGTGTTGTTTTGATCACACTGGAATGGGCGAAACCTGTGATAAAGTAAATTGTATGCCAACTGAAAGAAAAGACGGTAAAAGGATTTATTTTGAACTAATACATCAGGAAGCGTGAAAAATTTAAGGAATTTGCAGATCGATAAACTCACAGTTTTACAAGGAATCAAACTAACTTGTAGACGAACGTATGATAGATTTCATTGCGGAGTGTGCTATTTCAAAGAGAAGGGTGAAAACTGCCCTCAAGGAGTAAAAGACCCGCTTTGTTTCGCAACTGAAAGAGAAGACCTGGAAAGTGTTTATTTTCAAAAATCAAAAGGAAAAATAGTATGAAAAAATTCAATGGTAAGGCGATATATAATCCAAGCGGAGCAGCGAGGGAATATAGTTATTGGGGTTGTAATTTAGTAGTAGGTTGCTCAAATGGATGTGAATACTGTTATTGCAAAAAAGGTATTCTTAAAGGTGTTATGGGAATGGATAGACCTCAACTTAAAAAATGTTTGGTTAATGAAATAACCGCTTTTGAAATATTTAAAAAAGAGGTATTAATCAATAAAACAGAACTTCAAAAACACGGTCTTTTCTTTTCTTTTACAACAGATCCGATGTTGACTGAATTTTGGGATTTAACCTGGAAGGCAATTATGTTTTGTAATGCACACGAAATTCCAGTTAAAGTACTTACAAAACTAGCCGGTTGGGTCGAAAGTACTTTGAATTATTTTAATCATTCCAATTCTGATAATGCCGATCGGGAATGGAGAAAACTTATTGCATTTGGGTTTACTCTTACAGGGTATGATGAACTTGAAAGGGGAGCATCAACTAATCAGGAACGGATTGAAGGCATGAAACTGTTACATGAAGCGGGTTTCAAGACCTTTGCAAGTATTGAACCTATCATTGATTTTGAAAGAAGCTACGAAATGATTCGTCTATCGTTGGGATATTGTGATTTATACAAAATAGGCCTTATGTCAGGTCAAAAAGTAGATAAACACTTCTATAATAAACTTAGATCTTTCAATTTACAAGTAGTGAATACGCTCGCTCACTTTCCTGCAAAAGTATATTGGAAAGAATCAATTCAAAAGCATTTTGGGATATTTCCCGATGCCAGATGTAATGTAACTCGAAAGTACAACATATTCACTGGCGGGGATGAATGCCTTGAAGAATGTACTTCATGCAACAAAGAATTTGATATTGAAGATATGGAAAGCGACTCAGCTGGTAATTGGTTTTGTCCGGAATGTTGGAAAGTGCTCGAACCGGTTATGAGAACTGAATATGAAGAATCTTTAAAAAATGGCTAAATCAATCACTCTAATTAATCCGACCGGACAATCGAAGGATTTATTTAATTGGGAGTTTTTCGCTCTTAAAATTGAGTTTTCAAAAACTGCTCAATTCATAAAGTGGGCTGAAGAACATAAAGTAAGCGCGTATCCGGAAAATTTAAAATCTAATCCAAAAGGGTTATTGCGATTTAACCCGGTACCTGTTGATCAATTTTTAAAAGAAATGGGTTACAAAATAATACAAAATGAAAACACCTGATCAATATCGATTTGAAAACGAAGAACTAAGGAAACAGAATTCTTTGGGTAATTTAAAAGCCATTTTTCTTGGTTTATTCGTAATTGTACTACTACTTCTCGCATTTATTTACGATTTAATAAATAAAATATGAAAAAACTAATTCTTTTGGCTGTAATATCCTTATTCCTTTCCGGGTGTGTTGATCATGGTTTATACGGTAAACCTCAACACAGACAACACGTGAAGACCCACCA